TCGTCTTTCATTAGACGACCTGGCAGGAGCAGATGAGTATTTGTGTTAAGTCTCCCTTTGGGTCGACGAGACCTAATTGGAGTTAACTCTGACGTGGTCTAACACTGACTACGTCTGAGCTTTTCACGATACGAAATCGCATTTTACCGGTGTAGCTGCACCGCTTTCTGAGGAAAAATAGCCCCCTTAATTGGGAAGTTTTTACAGTTGTTTTTCTTGATCAAAACAACGACACCCTCAGTGTGTATAGGGATCCAGTTTACTGGATGTTGAAACAATCGTATGCAAATGTTTTGCGTGAACCGATGGCCTTTATGGCAAGAGCACACATGTATTGTACATTAGAATGTTGTATTATTATTTATGTTTATTTATTTATTTATTGTATTTTAAGTGCAGACACTAATCACAGATAATGCCTCGTAGTATTCTGGGATTTAAAGCTATAATCAATAGCAGTTGGCTGACTTAAAGCCGGAGAGCCCTTCTTTGTAGTTTGGGGCCGCAAGCAATTGCACAAGCTACAGTGCGGGATTGAATGGATACCCGTAGGGTCCGAAAGGACGCCATGCTCACCTCCTTAACAGGAGTTTGACCGCTGCGGTTTAAGAGAAGAGTTTATTTGATCTTTTCGCCTATATGCGGGGTGGTTGAGCACACCACAAGGTTCATTGTGGGGCAGGTACCCGAAAGGGGTAGTCTTCGTACTATTGCTGTGATCTAAGCTTACCGATACCGGAACCAGGGGCGCACATCCCCGCCCTCCTTGAGTGTAATGAACTCAGTGTGGCCAAATCCATGAGATATGGGGATCAAATCCCATTTTTCAATGATTGGAAAGTAAGCCTAGGGGGGAGATGAGTTTTATCTCAAAACCTTCATTGGTTTTGGGGTATAATTCATCAGTTGCAACTTCCATGTGAGATTGCAATATGATGAGTTATGCTTCAAAGCCCGGTCCTTTCTCCCGAGTCCAGCTGCCTAGTGCGCTGGAATCCGGAAAGATTCTTTCAGAATGGGATATTTCTGAAGAATGTAATACCGAGAGCACTACCGAGAAAGATCTTTCGAGATCTTTGTATTTGCGCAAAAAGCAAGTACCCGGCCGATTTTCCGAAACGCGTAAGCGTGAACGGAAGAGCCGATACGTGAAAAAACTTCTTAATAAGGTTAATTCACATGAGCCACACAGTGGCGAAGATTTACCTGACTTGTTCAGGGTCTTACCTAGCTATGTTAAAGACTTAGCAGGTTTGACAGAATCGTATGATGGAACACTTTTACATGTTGAAAATATTCTTTTGTTTTTATATCATCTGAGTAAAGCAGAACATGTATCAGATTACATTTGTACGACTATTACGTTCATGAAGATGTACCTTAAAACTAGTATTTCTAAATTACTGGTGGATATGGTAGATTTCATGAACGAGGAGGATCAACGGATACCAGACGAGATACGCATCGATACACAGTCTGCCAGTGCACAAGCATTGAAAGACTCGTGGGATATGTTGCGTAATCATACGATATTTCCCAAAGTAGCATTTTTGATAACTGCTGCTATGGCTAGTTCAGTTTGTTCTATTAAAGAGTTAGAACTGGACTTCGCTGGTATCAAATTAATTCACTTGGAGGCACAAAAGACGCAAGTGGGCGCATTAGATATTATAGATGCTGCCATACACACTTTTACTTGGTTGTGTGACACCGGATGGTGTTGCATCCAAGAGCGTTCATTGAGTCCTTTACTATATTCAGACCAACGCTTGCGTGTCTACACGGATGATTGTAACTATTTATTGTCCATGGCAGACGCCGTTAGAGCAGGGAATGTCAAAGATTTGCATGAATTTGAACGCAAACTAGACAAATGTTTGAGAGTCACTAGTGAAATGCAAAAGGCGACAAGTTCTTTATCTATTAAGGAAGTGCTGCAACGAAAGTACGCAGCATTAATTTCAGTTAAGAATGATTTGATTGCTAAACGCAGAAACACAGACTTTCGCAAAGCACCCATTGGTTTTAGTATAAGTGGACCGTCCAGTATTGGAAAATCTGGATTAGCCGAACTTACCATGAAGCATTCTTTGAATGCAATGGGATATAGTGACAAAAAAGAAGGCATTATTACATTAAATGAAGCTGACAAATATGATAGTACTTATACATCAGATGTTGTTGGAGTTTTCATAGATGATGCTGCCAACTGTAAGTCACAATTTGTGGAAAAATCTCCAACTCAGAAATATATTCAGTTTTTTAACAACATGGCAGCACAAGCTGTCAAAGCTGAGATTAATGAGAAGGGATGCGTTTTCATAAATTTTGCTGTGGGTGTGGTTACAACTAATGTCAAACATTTAGATGCTGCACTATACAGCAATTATCCTGTTGCAGTTCTTAGGCGTTTTATACACGTGTCGGCCGCAGTGCAACCAAGATATCGTGTTCCAGGTGGAGCCAGTCTTAATGTAGATCATCCAGACATCATAAATGCTGATCCAGATCAGATATTAGATGTCTGGGAGTTCAAAGTGGAAACTGTGTCTGATAATGGCTCAGGAGCTTCTACTTTTACCGTTTTAGACTTGGTAATGGAAGATGGAAGTCGGATTAATTGCACAAAGATAGATTTGCGCACATATTTGCGTGTTGTAGTAAGATTAAGTCAATTGCACGAAGCACGTCAGGTTAAACAAGTTGTGCAGAATCAATTTTTGGAAAAAACTGTATGTTGTCCAACATGTAAGATGTTGCCGCAATATTGTGTTTGCATACCGCCTTCTTCACCTCCTAATGGTGGGCCACCTTCTGTTGGACCACCTGGAGGACCATCTGGAGGACCCCCATCTCCTCCACCACCACCTCGTGATGATGACAACACTGTGTCGTGTTTGCTTTGCGGACGCTTACAAACGTGTTGTACATGTCAAAATGATGAGGCGACAATCGCGACTAATGAAACCCAATCACTTGGTAATCATGTTTTGCGATCCATGGTTCTTAAGTATGTATCTTCTCAGTTTTCGTTTTATGCATCTTTTCTGTTAGACTATTTTTTTACAGATTGTACTTTTTTGAATGCATTGAAGAATGAAGTTCATGACATGCTTAATGAGTTTACACTTTTAGACCATTTGGAAGTCACTGCAGGGTTGTTACCTGCGTGGATTAGTAATTCACGTTGGTTTCGTCACATTGCTATTGACTATCGTCTCAAACGGAGATGTTTCCGATCATTGCGAGCACGCAATTTCCTTGGCAATTTCATAGTGGGCATTTTCATTTTGATGATATGTACCCAGAGTGAAGCATTGTTTTATACACTTGTTATTGCAATTTTAGCTTGGACGTATTGTGATTGTATGATTACACGCGAACGAAAGTTTGTAAACGATTTGATATCACATAATTCCAATGTCATTTTGCGAAGATATGGACAGATGTTGCAAGCCAATTGGAAGAGAACTGCTGCTGTTACTATTACAGCTGTCGCTGCAGTTTCTACCTTTTTGGTGATTTGGAACAATACTAGACGCACTCCACACACATTAGATAATTATGCAGATGTGGCGAAAGCGCCTGGGTGGTTTGGTTTTGCAATGAAAGGAAATGGAGGAAAGAATTTAGCCTCACGTGTTGCTGGTTCAACGTGCAAGCATTTGATGAATGTAGTGCGGAAAAATTTGGCTTGGGCCAGATTCGCACATTCTGATGGAGATTACGTTGCCAAAAGCAATGTATTTTTCCCACGAAAGTCATTAATGCTGTTGCCAAAACACACCTTTTATAAGGATGGTGATATGCGTAAGCCGATGTCAGATTTGGTCACATGTACCATACACCGAAATAATACTAGTGGAGGTGTGTTTTCATGTAAGATACGGTATTCTATGTGCTATCAATTTCCAGAAATGGATTTAGTAGCAGCATGGATTCCTAATTGTCCAGACATTGCCAGTGTTTTACGCTGGTTCCCTAAGGAGAAACCTGAAGGAAGCACAATAGGCCAGATAGTTGGTTTCACTGAAGAATTAGAATATATTTCAGATGCGATTTCAGCTCAATTTGGTAAAGTATCACATACGCACATGACAATGTATGGCGCAAGTTATGAAACAGAGCTCGCTAGGAAAGGAGCTTGTATGAGCGCCGTGCTAAGTGATGTTGCTGAGCCAGCCATTATTGGTTTACACATAGGAGGTAATTCTCGCACGAATGCAGGAATTTGTGTTACGTGCACCGAACCACAGATTGAAGATGCAATGAAGCATTTTGAGACTGCGGGGTATTTTATGTCGGCTAATGCAACTGCGATTCCAGAAACACAGTGTGGTAAATCACTGTTAGTGTCTAAGGAAATACATCCAAAAGCATTACATTTGCAGCAGATGGGTACTGATTATGAAGTTCACAAGATAGGTTCCGTGAAACTACGGAACAAGCACTCTAGTGCCGTTGAACCATCTTTTCTGTCAGAACGCATTGAGAAACATTGTGGGATTCCCAACACATGGGGCCCACCTGCGATGAAATGTAATTGGGTTCCTTTTAACGCCAATGTAGACAAGTTTGGCAAACCAGGCAAAATGTTTGATCCGCTATTATTGGAACGCGCAAAACGAGATTGGTTACAACCGATTTTGGATGTCATTCCCACATTCAGAGACTATGAAAGTTCTGAAGGCGTGGATACGATGCGTCCATTAACGATGCGTGAAACTATTATGGGGATTAATGGGATTCGATTTATCGATCCTATTCCTATGAACACAGGAACCGGGTTTCCAAATTTTGGTCCGAAAAACAAAGTTGATGCAGAAGGCATTCCGTTGTATTTTGTGGAAGAATTTGACGATCGTGGTCGTATCTTAAACAGAATACCAACACCTCTAATTGTGGAGGAGTATGAGCGCCTATGTTCTTGTTATCTTAACGGGGACAGAGCATATCCAGTTACGACGGCCACTTTGAAGGACGAACCCACAAAACTGGACAAGATCAAAGTGCGTGTTTTTCAAGCCGCACCTGTGGCATTAGGACTATTAATCCGTATGTATTGCTTGCCTGTTGCACGTTTCTTATGTATGCACCCTATTTTAGCTGAGTTAGCTGTTGGAGTGAATGCATTTGGTCCACAATGGAAAGAATTGATGGATCATGCAACCAAGTATTCTTCGGATGACAAGATGCTCGGATGGGATTATTCCAGTTTTGACGTAAGGATGAATTCCCAGATTACACGTACTGTATGGAACATTTTCATAGAGATCGCCCAAGCAATGGGTTATCCTGATGAAGTATTGACCATCATGAAAAATATGATAGTTGACATTTGTCATCCTTTAATTGATATGAATGGATCGATGCTCATGGCGATGGCTATGAATACGTCTGGAAATAATATGACCGTGTATGTAAATAGCGTTGCGGGTAGTTTATATGCTCGCATGGGTTTCTTTCATGTGTTTCCTAAAGAACGTAATTTTCGAGAGTGTGTTGCCCTTTTGACATATGGCGATGATGCTACTGGCTCGGTCCGTAAAGAGTTTGAAGAGTTCAATTTTATTACTTACAAGCGTTTTTTGGAAGAGCATGATATGGGTTTGACATTGCCGGATAAAACTAACGATGAGGTAGCTTTCTTACATAAAGCTTATGTGGATTTTTTAAAAAGGAAAAGCGTCTATATTGAAGAAATTGGCACAGAAATAGGTGCCTTGGACGAAGATTCCATTTTTAAATGTCTACACAGCAATGTGCGTTCGAAAAAAGTGACGAAGAAAGAAGTTGCTTGTTCGTGCGTGGAAGTTGCCTTACACGAATGGTTTGCACACGGACGCGAGCATTACGAAATGCGGCGTCAACAATTAATTGCAGCTTGTGCTGAAGATGAGAAGCTCGTTGTAGAAGCGTTGAAATATACGTTTGATGATCGAGTTGCTAAATGGAAAGCTGGCAATTTAAACCAATTCCTCACAGAAGAGGAAACTTTTGACGAAGAGGAGAATGATCCACAATCGTCGGGAGAACAGTCGTCACTGGATACTGGATCTGATGCAGATTTAGCTTTGGCGCATTTATTATACACATCTTTATGTGGAGGTGGGATATATGCATCACCCACCTCAAGACCCCCCTACCCTGACAACAATAATACCCATTTGATTGGAAGCAGCAACCCCTCAGCTGATGAGAGGGGGTCCGGTCCGAACGGTCACGATTCGGAGGCAGGAGAGAGCGCCAGAGATTCTCACAGTCCACAATGTGTTGCACCAGACACATTTCCACAGCCGCGAGTGCGTCCACGAAGGACACGCCCGCCTACTATCGGAACATTGTACCATCAAGTGCGATGTGCGCAAGGAATTCTGAACTCATTGGAACGTAGTTTAGCAGATTTGGTAATTGCATCAGTAGAAGATGAGCCACAACATGTGCACCGTATGGCCGTACAATTTGAAGACGAAATTCAAACGCTTCCATCATTCGATGAACAATTTGATGATGCGATTGAACCACAGTCTGCGGAAGAACATCCGATGGCTGATTCTGAAGCTGCTGAGCCTAGTGCTCAAACCCCAAATGTGCAATTTACGGATGCGCATCCTGGGTTTCATGATTCAAGAGGCACAATGATGGATCCTTTGCGGAGTTCCATACCAGATGATGAAGTAGCATTAGACAAGTTCTTTATGCGCCCAATTAAAATAAGAGACTATGAGTGGGAAATAAATTCCAATCTCAATGAAACTTTTGACCCGTGGGCTTTATATTTTGAGAACAAACGTGTTATTAACAAGTTGGCAAATTATCGTCTTATGTCTGCTACTCTACACGTAAAGTTTTTATTGAACGGAACAGGGTTACATTACGGAAGAGCCTTAGTGTCTTATAGGCCATTAGATGATTTCGATGCGTTAACTATTAATACTCCGTCGCAAAACGGTTTATGTTTAGCTTCGCAGCGACCTCACCTATACTTGAATCCTACCATTTCTCAAGGAGGTTGTTTGACATTACCATTTTTCACACCATTTAACATGTTAGACATTACAACAGCTCAATGGAGACAAATGGGGCAGCTTGATATTAATTCTTTGACAACATTGAAACATGCGTCAGGATCACCCACTCCAATACGCATTTCGGTGTTAGCTTGGGCCACGAATGTCACCTTGTCTGGACTAACCACACAAAACCCTGCTCTTATCGTTCCACAGTCATCTAATGAATATACTGGGATTTTGTCTAAACCAGCTTCTGCTGTTGCAAAAATAGCAGGAGTAGTAAAGGATATTCCCATGTTGTCAAGATTTGCAATGGCTACCGAAATAGGTGCCAATTCTATAGCATATATGGCAAACTTTTTTGGTTTTTCTAAGCCGCCTGGAGTACATCCTGGGACAGTGACTGTTGTGGCTAATGATAACTCTATTAATTGTGATGGGCGGAAAAGTTTGCACAAATTGACAGTTGATTCTCAACAAGAGTTGACGGTAGATCCTGCAGTTGCTGGCTTGGATTCCGTGGATGAACTCACAATATCGAGCATAGCCACACGTGAATCATATTTGACTCGTTTTAGGTGGCAAGAGACCGACGATCCAGAGAAACTTTTGTTTAATGCAATTATAGATCCAGGTGTCATCAGATGGACTGACGCATGGACTTCTGAAATTGCAATGACATCTTTAGGTTTTGCTGCAACGCCATTCCAATATTGGCGTGGTTCAGTCAGATATCGTTTTCAAGTTGTGTCAAGTTCGTTTCATTCAGGAAGATTGCGCGTTGTATGGGATCCTTTTGGGACTCCACTAGGAGGTGCAGATTATAACACTGCATACGCTCAAGTGGTTGATATCTCAGAAAATAACGATTTTGTGGTTGAAATTGGTTGGGGACAATCTACCACATGGAGAAATGTCATTCAAACACAGCAACCAGCTGATTATGCATATTCTCCGACACAGTTGACAGACGACGCGGTTCGAGTTCCTTACAATGGAGCAAACACGGCTACTGTTGGTAATGGAACTATAAGCGTGTATGTGATGAATTCTCTCATTTCACCAGACAGCACGATAGACAACGACGTTGTAGTTTTAGTTTCTGTTGCAGGTGGAGATGATATGGAGTTTGCAGTTCCTGTGAATAGACATGCCAATTTTCAATTGTCACTTGCTCCAACATCTGCACACGGTTTCTCTGGGCCTTTTGAAAATCGTGTTTTAGATTTACAATTTCCAGGATTGGCTGGGAACGTTCCGCAATCAGATTCTGATCCTGAACAAAGAACGCAAGCAGTGGGTTTAGCTGATGTGGGTGGAAATCCTACACAGCAGAAAGAGACATTACAACTAGGCCCACCACCCATTATGGATTCATTAGTGAACAAAATTTACATGGGGGAAACCATAGTATCTTTTCGATCATTACTTAAGAGATTTACTTTCCATGAGTGGTTATTGCCGCGGGGACTTGAAGACGGACCCAACAGGATTTCGTTTGTTAGATACAATTTTCCTTTATATTCTGGACATACAGGTGCTGCACCTGGAGTCAATTTAGTCAGGACAGTACCTTCTGGCAATGTTATTCAGGGATGCAATTCGCTGCTCAATTATTTGGGTCCGGCATATGCTGGATGGAGAGGAGGTATTCGATACATCATTGACACATCGTATAACAACGAGAGAAATGCTAATCGAGCAACCGGAATTCACGTTAACCTTCTTCACACTAATAATGGAGATGGTATTGTGCGTGCTGATTACGACGATGGTCCAATATTCTTTAACCCAGCTTCTTCTAATGTTTCGAAGTTGTCTTTAGGGTATTTCTTGCAAAACACGCAAGGAGGGTACCCAACATCAGATCATGTGAATCCAATACAATGTTTTGAAATTCCATATCAACAACAGTATCGGTTTTGTCCATCACGTCAGGGTATACGTGCTGGAACTGATTTGTTTCAACAGCGATGGGAGATGGAAATTTACTCTCAAATGAAAGTATTTCCAGATTCTCTATTCCCGAAATGGGTCGCTGCAGGAGAGGATTTTACCTTTCTTTTTTATCTAGGACCACCCATCCTATATTATCGTCCGAGCCGGTTACCGGTTTAGGACTTTTCATCGTTTTACGATATGTCTGTGGACTCCCCTCAACTCGGTAAGTCGGGTAATGGGGGGACGAGGACCTTCGGACTCATACTATGGGTAACCGTCGTAGGCATGATGCCAACATAATTTATATTACATAGTTCAGACAAGTCAGTTCGTTTTTCATTGTCTTAAGACCTGGAATGGCACCAGGTGTCTGTGGAGAGTTTTAGCTCCATAGATCATGCCGAAGTTTATCTTTAAGTTAGTACAAAGACCTTTTATGTAGACTTCGGTCTGCGGTTTTTCTCTTTGTGTCATAATTTCTAGATGCACGGCATGCATTTTGTACTTCTCAGTAGTAGGTTTTTAGGAAACTTTTTGGTCCTTCTATTGTTAACCTTTGCCATTATCGC